AGGATCCAACCTCCCCAACGGGGCGCAAATCTGCTTCGCTGGCCTGGATGACAAACTGAGGCTGGATAAGGTTCTGGGGTCCGAATACGCCACCATCTACCTGAACGAGTGTTCCCAGATCTCCTTCGAGGCCCGGGAGACGGTCAAGACCCGCGCAGCTCAACTGGTGGACCAGGAAACCACGGGGGGAGGCAAGCGGCCCCTACCCATCCGCATGTACTACGACTGGAACCCGACGAATAAGGGCCACTGGGTCCATAAGCTGTTCCACCGCAAGATTGACCCGGCTGACGGCAAGCCATTACGCGCCCCCGACAACTATGCCCACTTCAAGATGAACCCGGTAGACAACCAGGAGAACATCGCCGCCAATTACCTGGCCGAACTGGCTGATTCCGGCTCCCGCATCCGTAAACGCTTCCTTGAGGGTGAAGCCGCCGACGAGAACCCCAACGCCCTGTTCCCTGAGGAATACATCGACCGCAACCGGGTCATTGACGGCAAGGTGCCTGAGTTGATCCGCGTGGTGGTGGCTGTTGACCCTTCGGGCTCGGATGACGTGGACAACCTGGAAAACGATGAAATCGGCATCATGGTTGGTGGGCTGGGGACGGATGGCAAGGCCTATCTCCTGGAGGATTTGACGGTAAAGGCCGGTCCTGGGACATGGGGCCGCATCGCCACCACGGCCTACGAGCGCCATGAGGCCAACGTGATTGTGGCTGAGGATAACTTTGGAGGGGCCATGGTCAAGCATACCATCCAGACCGCCCGGCCCAGCACCCCGTTTAAGGCCGTCAAAGCCAGCCGAGGCAAGCACGTCCGCGCCGAGCCCATCGCCGCCCTCTACGAAACGAACCGGATATGCCATGTAGGCTATTTCCGCCAGCTTGAGGATGAGCTAACCAGCTTTTCCACCATGGGATACATCGGGGCCAAGAGCCCCAACCGCGCCGACGCCCTTGTGTGGCTGATGGCTGAACTGTTTCCGGGCATTGTAGCCCCCGCATCAAAAGACTTACCCCAGGCCGTCCAGGCCCAGTTTGGGAAGGGAATGAGGATCGTATGAGCAAGAAACACCGTGACCGCCTCACGCCGGGCGACGTTGCCGCCATGGCGCGCTATGAGAAAACCCTGCCGGATATTCGAATCGTGCCGCCCCCTCCCGCCGCAGGTGCGCCGGATATCCGCATTGTGCCTCCGATGACCGACGCGGAATTGCTGGAAGCTGAAAACCAGGTTCTCGCAGCCATCCAAACCCCCGACCCCTTCCTCGCCGAGGACATGACTTTCCGCCCCAACCACGCTATCACGGTTACCCAACGCCTCCATGACTACCTGAACGACTTCCGCAAGGCTCACCCCAACGCCGCCCTGCTCCAGATGATTCCCACCGGCCCCGGATCCTATACCTTTGTGTGGGAACTGTGAGCAAGCGCAGCGAACAGAAGGAAGAGAAGCGCAAAGCCGCCCTACTGGCTGACGCCAAGGATAAGAAAGCCCGGTATATCGAATACTGGAGCCCGATTTACAAGGACGTGGAGGCCCACCGGGAGTTCACCCTGATGGGGAATCAGCTTTCCTCCGAGCGTAAGGCACAATTGGGGGTACAGAACCCGATGCAGCCGAATCTCCTGCTCACCTACGCCAACCACGAAGCCAACAAGACCCTGCAAACGGACTATCGGGGCAAGGTATCACCCAATGGTGGAGGCGTAAACGAGGTCCAAGCCCGCGCCCGACAGGACGCTCTTCGTGGGCTCCAGCGCACCAACAACATCAACCAGGTCTACAACCAGGCCCGCCGGAACCAGATCTGCGGGGGTATCGCCTACTCCATCGAGGTTGTTGACTACGCCGCCAAGCGGGGTTTCGGCAAGACCATCAAACCGGAGTTCTTGGAGGATTACCAGAACGTCCTCCCCGACCCCGACACCAAATCCGCAACCATGGATGACATCCGGGACTTTCTGTACAAGAAGGAAGTTGCCAAGGGCCAATGGGAAGCCGAGACCGGGGAAGAGCCCAAGAGCTGGGGGAACAAGAAGAAAAAAGACCTGTGGTACTACTGGGTCCGCGAGGATGAGCAGGACACGGAATATTTGCTGGAAGATGGCAAGATGGAGACCGGGGCCAAGCTGGACGGCGACTTGTCCCGAGTGAAGAAGGGCAAGGACGCCGAAGAGCTGTCCCGCCCCATCACCAACTCCACATGGTGCTTCTACAAGATGGATGAGAACTTCACCACCATCTACGAGGAAACCGAGTGGAAGGGTACGCATTGCCCCCTTGTGGCTTGCACCGGCCGTCGGGTTGTTTCCGCCGATGGAACGGTGAGATACCAGCCCTTGACCCAGTTCGCGGAAGAGGCTCAGGAGATCTACACCATCCTGGAGAACATCATTTGCCTCCGATTGTCCCGTTCCCCGTTCAGTAAATGGAAGGTGGCGCTGGAATCGGTCAATATCAAGGCCGATGAGATCCTGCAACGCGCTTCTGTCATGGGAGACGGGACAATCTGGTACAAGCACCTGGATGATGCCGGGAATCTCATTCCCCCACCGGAGGAAATAGAGCCGCATATCCTGGACAAGGTGCTCATTGAGCTTCAACGGGAGCAAGAGAACAAGATCCAGAAGATTTTCGGCATCTTCGACGCCAATCTGGGAGAGAAGAGCAACGAGCAATCCGGTATCGCCATCGAGCGCCGGGCCCAGGGCGGGGATCTGTCGAACTTCGACCTTCAATTCAACTACATGGAATACGTCAAGCAGGACTCCCGCGTGACCCTGGACCTGATCCCCAAGTACCTCACGGCCCCGCAACAGATGGCTTTCGTGGATGAAGAGGATAAAACGGTGATGCGGTGGATCAACACCACCGGAGGGATCCAATTTGCCCCGGACGAAGAGTGTTATCTGTCCATCGAGGCCATGCCCATCAGCCCCACGGCTCGGGAGGATGAGGCAAAGTCCCTGATGGAGATGGCGAAAGCAATCGGTCCGGTGATGACGGAAAATCCTGACGTGGTGGCGCTGATCATCAAAGCCCAGCCCGGCCGGTACACGGGACAGATCGCCGAACTGGTGGCCAAGGGCAGCCCGCAACTCCAGGAAGCCAAGGGCGTTATCCAACAGCTTCAACAGGAATTGCAGCAGGCGCAAGGCGAGGCCCAGAAGGTCCAGATGGACGCCCAGATCAAGCAGGCCAACGACCAGATGATGATCGCCAGCCTCAAGCAAGCCAATGCGGGCATGAAGCAACAGATGGTGTTCACCAAGCAAATGGCGGACATGGAGGGCATGACCGAACAGGCCAGAGCCCAATATGATCAAGTCATTGCGGACGGTGAGCGGCAGATTGCGGACAATGACAAGACCCTGGAGGCCCTGGAATTGCAGCTTAAGGCCAAGGATTCCGAGTCCAAGCGCATGGATTCCGACTCCAACCGGATCAAGGCGGAATCGGCGATGATTGTAGCCGTTGACAAGGCCAGCAGGCCCGACCCGCAGCCCAAGGCACCGGGGGCCGCATCAACGTGATTCGGCTGGTCTGCATCGAGGGCAATGTATTCGCCTGGATGCAGGCCATGATTTACGATCCCGCCGTGGGCCCGCGCGTATTGTCCGCAAGGATAGGCATCGGCAGGGCTACGCTTTGGCGGGCGATGAAGGTCCGAAAGACATCCGCGATCATCTATGGCCGGATATGCGCCTTTCGTGAAACAGATGAAACACCTTAAACAATTCAAATAACGAGGTATCCGATGTATCCTATGACCATGCACAGAATCAACAGGTCCCCGGATGGTGTCGATGGAGGCGGATTGCCTCCCTCCGCGACCCCCGAGGCCGCTGGTTCCCAGACTCCCGCATCCGCCGCGCCCGAATACCTGTCCAAAGCCGATTTTGAATCCAAGTGGTCCGAACTCCAAGGCACCCTCCAGAAGTTGACCCCCGCCCAACGTGAGGCCAGGGAAGATGCGAAGGACGCCAAGAACGGCAAGGCCGAAGGCGTCAAACGCCCCAGCCCCAAGGATTTCGACTTCGAAAAAGACCCGACCGCCCTGGAGCGTTACGAGGACGCCATGGACGAATACCGCTACCAGACCCGCAAGGCGAAGGAAGCGGAAGAAGGCAAAGTCAAGTCCGAAGAAGAGCGCCGGGAAAAGACCTTCAATGGTCACAAGGCCCGCGTAGCCGAGTACCGCAAGGAAAACCCCACCTTCGACGCCGACGCCAAAAAGGCCAATCTGATGTCGGAGCCCGAGGCCACGAATTCCATCGTCGCCCACAAGGAATCCCCGGCCATCATCCACCACATGGCCAAGAACCCGGCCCTCATGGATGAACTGAACCAGCTTGCCCTCACGGGCGATACCGCTGGGCTTCATCAACGAGTGGGCGAGATCGCCGCCGAGATCCGCGCCGAGCGCAAGACGCTTGAGGCCAACACCGCCGCCGCCGCCGACAAGCCGCCGCGCCAGAACTTCACCAAGGGCTCCGCAGGAGCAAAACGCGAACTCACCATGGAAGAGCGTTACGAACGCAATCGTAGCTAGGAGCAATCATGCCGACGCCAACAAACATCGATGTCATTTCGGATCTGGTCGCCGAGGAAGGGGTTGACGCCCTAATTTCCGTCGAGCCGATCATCGCCATCATGGACAAGCCGATGATGCCCACGCTCGGTAACGTGATGCAGGTCGATCCCGTCCAGCAGGGCGAAATCTCCGCGACCGCGTTCCAGTACAACGACGGTATCCTGCTCGGCACCCTGGAAGAACTGTACAACCTCGGCGGCAAGGAGCTGGTGTCCAAGCGCATCCTTCGCCCCCGTATGAAGAACATGGCGGTCCAAGGGGCCATCCTGGCCTACAACGAGATCTGCACCTTCCCGAACTTCTTCGGCACCGCCGGAACCGCCGTCAAGACCTCCCAGGATTGGGGCGCGGGCGCTGCGGTCCTCAATGACCAGTTGGCCAACGACGAAGGCTTGTACGCCATCATGTCCAACCAGGCCATGAACGAAACCGCCGGTTCCCTCGCCGCCGCTTTCAACCCGACCACGGAATCCGCCACGGCCTACATGAAGGGCCGTGTCAAGGAAGCCGCCGGTCTCAACTTCTTCTCCACTTCCAACCTGCCGAACCACACCAACGGCTCGGCCGTGGGTAACGGAACCTCTGGCATGGTGCTTTCCGCTTCCATGCTGACCGGCGCGACCACCGTCGCCGTCACGGGCGGTACGACCACGGGCGTGATTTCCCAGGACTCCCTGCTCTGGTTCACCGCTGGCATGGCTGTTCAGCCCAACACCAAGAAAACCCTGTCCACCCTGCGTTACGTCAACGTGGTATCCTCGGTCACCCTCTCGGGCGGTGCCGGAACCGTCACCTTCTACCCCCCCCTGTACGGCCCGGAAAACCCGAAGATGCAGAACATCTCGGCGCTGCCAGTGGCTTCGACCAGCTACGTCGGTATCGTGGGAACGGCTTCGCACACCTACGAGCAGGCTGTGGTGATGAAGAAAAACGCATCGTCCTTCACCGGC